AAAGGCCATTAACTCTCCATAAACATCTGATCTAGTTGCTGTTTTAATACTAATTGTAAATGCCCATCTTTGATTATCTATTTGTCTTGCAAGTTTCTTACCTGAAACAGTTTTTGAAATAATAGTATTTTGAACAGAACTTATTCCTAATGTTCTAAATTTAGCAGTTGATATTGGAAAAGCACCAGACATTAGATTAAGTTTTTACTCCCTCTTTCATTTACAGCACTATTAATTAATTGTGTAATAGTTCCTCTTGATCTAACTAACAATTCTTCAAAGCCTGAAGCATCTACTGTATTAATATTAAAATTAACTGTTGTTGCACCACCATTACCACCTCTAGCTGATTGTTGTATTTGTCCTGATTGATTAGGTATAAATAATTCAGCACCTTGTTCTCCTACCATGTATGGTTGTCCTTTTTGTACTGAACCACCAGATGCTCTTTTCATTGAACCACCACTAGTGCTTAAAAATGAACCACCAGTAAAGAAAGAAATAAATGCAGCAAGACTAGCTTGTTTTTTTAACTCATTTGTTTTTTTCTTAGATGTGTCTAAATCTTCTTTATTAAGTGCATTTCTAATTGTTTCTTGAATAACTATTTGAATTGTAAAAGCTACCATATCTACTAACAATTTTTGTGCTATTTCTTTCATTGTCATATTTAAATCTTTCCCTAAAATTATTGATTCAGCTAAACCTTTAGAAAATGCTTTAATACCACCTTGAGCCATTTTACTTACAGTTTCATTAATAGATTCAAAATCTTTTTTAAATCCTGTAAGAATATTATCTTTCACTTTACCTAATTCTAAACCAAATTTTTTACTTTCTTCGGTAGCACCTTTTAATTTATTTAAAATTTCTTCTACTTGTTGTGCAGATATTAATGCTTTAGATTCTAAACTACCTAAAAACTCTTTTAATTTTACGATACTATTATCTAGTCCACCATTGGTAGCTTCTAATTCTTTTCTATATTCGTTAATAGGCTTTTTAAGATTGGTTGCTATACCAACTAATTGATTATTTTGATTTAATATTTTAGCAAAGTTTTCATCACTTACTAAAAATAATGTTTTTCTTGTTTCTAAAATTGATTGATTAAATTCTGCAAAATCCATTAATAGACCACCCATCATTGATCTTATTTCATCAATGAATCCACCTATTAAAAGAACTAATCCTTTACCTTTACCACCAAGCATTAAGAAACCAAGAATACCAAATGTTCTAACTCCCTCTGGTAAACTTTTTAAAAAATCAAAAAGATTAACTAATGATTGACCTACAAAAGAAAAAACAGGTTTAATTGCTTGAATAATAATAGCACTTCCTATTATAATTTCTTTAGTAGATTGAATAAGACCAGCAGATAGTTTTGCACCAAAATCAGCTAATACTTTTTCGTTTGTTTCTAGTAATTTATTAACTTCTACTAATCCTTGTTTTATAAAATCAAAAAAACCAGCTTGTGCAGTATCTAATCTAAACTTAAATAATTTATCAGATAACATTGATAAAGTACCTGTAAATGAAGTTGATAAAACTTCTGTTGCTTTTTCAAATTCTCCACCCTCTCCAAATAATTCTCTAAATCTTTTTTTAGTTTCTTCTGTTGTAACTTCTACACCAGCTTTAAATCCTAATAATGCTCTAACACCTCTTTCTCTAAATAAATCTGCACTACCAATACCTGATGAGAATGATCTTTGTATTTGTTCTGCTGTTGTTCTAAAATCTAATCCTGTTACTGCTGCAACATTACCTGTAAGTTTTAATATTTCGTTTAATTCGTCTGCATTTTTTGTAACCACTGCTAAGTTACCAGCACCAGCTTGTATTTCTTCTAGTGAAAAAGGAACTTTAGATGCAAAATCAATTAAACCTTTAAAAGCTTTATCGCCCTCTTTTACACCTTTAAATAAAAAAGCAAATCTTAGTCTTAATTGTTCAACAGTAGAACCAACATTTAAAATTGATTTTATTGCTAGTCCACCACCAATTCCTAAAATTGCTGATTGAACTGAAAATACTGCACCTTTTAAATTTGTTAATCCAGCACGAACACCATTTAAGGCTTGTTTAGTTTTATCTTTTGCTAAAATATTTAATACTAAATTTTGTGCCATTATTTATGCCTTGCTTTATTGTTTTCTTCTTGTTCTAATAAAAGATAACCAAGCCAATGATTATATACCCATTCTTCCATTTGTAAAACTTCTTGTAAGGATATTTTTAACCTATCAGCTAAGATAAAACAATTCTTTAATTGAGGATCAGAATTTAGTTTTTTTTTACTTCTTCAGGATTGATAGCTTTAACCATTTCAGTTGCTATCCTAGATAATACATCAGAATCAACTTTGTGCATTAATGAAAGTTTATCTTCTAATGTAAAAAGTCTATTACCATCTTTGTCGATAGCTTTCATAACAACAATGTCAGCAAGAATACTTACATCATTTAAGTTATCTGATTTCTTAAAAATTTTATTTTTTTCAGAAAGAGTTATTGGATTCCAATAAATAACACTTGCATTTCCAGCTTCATCTTTCCATTCTTCTACTTCTAAATGTTGAACACCTAAAGATTCAAAATGGTTTTTAGCAGAATCTATTAATTTCATAAATTATGAATTATACAGTTCCTATAGTTAAAGCACCTGTGCCTTGAAAAGTTACACTTCTAGAAATAATTGCGTCCATTGAGTTATTGATACTCATACCAGTAACAATACCTGTTCCTGTGTAACTTGCATCTCCACCTGTATTACCTTCTGGTAATAAAACAAATGAGATAGAAGAACCAGCAAGTAAAGTTTCTTGTGGTGAGTCAGATTCGTCAAAGTGCATTTCTAAAGTACCAGAGAATGAAGTTCTACCAGCAACAAATGATTTAGTACCATCTGTTAAAGCAGTATCTTCTACAACATCTCCAGTTGTTTCAAGTGTGAAGCTAGTTAGTTCCCCAACTGCTGTTCCACCAGCTGTTACAACTCCTTCTTTTCCGTGATGTGTTGCCATGTCTTTTTATCCTTGTTTGATTTTGGTTTATTTTCTTGTTCTTGCTTATAACCTAAAGTTAAAAAATGTTCAAGGTTAGATTCATTAATCTTAATCTCTGAACTACCTTTATATAATTTAATATCTTTAGCCATAAGTCCTTTTACTATTTATCTTCTTCTTCGTCAATATCTTCCTCATCTTCTTCGTCATCTAAATCTTTTAAATCTTCATCTAAATCATCAGGCTCTGCTTTTTCCCATGTTTGATCTGCTTCTTCTTCTACATAGTTTTCTCTAATATCTTCAACTAAATCTTTTACTTCTTCACAAAGTAAAGACTCTTTATCGTGTAATTTTTCTACTTGATCTATTTTTTTAGTTATTTTATCTAATATTTTTTCTATATTCATTGGTTATCTCCTTATGGTGTTCCTGATTGATATTCGTACATACATCTGATTGTCATTTTTATTCCACCAACTGGAAATAAACTACCCTCGTCAGTTTCTACTTGGATAACTTCCGAATCAAGTGCATTACCATTTCGAGTAATATCAGTTTCTATTGCAGTTTCAATAGCTGTTATTAAAGTATTTCTTGCAGTATCTATATTAGCTTCTGCACCTTTAACAAATCCTAGTATTACAAAATCAATAGTTCCATGCCTTGTTTTAGCCCCATTTCCAAGTTCACTATCATCTCTATTTTCTTCTGATGTTTGAATTATTACTGCTGGATATTGTTGTTCAGATAATTCGTCTAACAAGAAAGGTTGTCTAGTAGCTTTTTTAATTGTTGGACTAGATATGTTTGAAATAACTGTCAGTAAGTTTGATGCTATATCTTCTCGTACACTCATATTCTTGCCTTCCTAAATTCTTTGGCTACAAATTTATTAAATTGTCTGCCTATTATATTAGCAGTTCTATCATTAAATCCAAAAAATTCACGTTTTGTTTTTCCTAATACTTGATTAAATACTGCTCTTTTAAGCATTTGGCTATTACTAAATCCTACTGATACTTTATTTGTTCCTGTTTTTCTAACTGTTTTTCCACTAGGAGTTAAAGCACCTAACATTCTACCAGAATAAAATAAATCTATTTTTGTTGGATAACCTTTTCTTTGTAGATGTTTTAAGTAACCTTGTGAGTAAGGTGCAAAGGGTCTATCTCTAAAGTCTATTCCTTTTGCAGTTTTAGTTCTGATAATATCTAGTAATTGAAAACCACCTTGTAGTATTCCTTTTTCAATAATGCTTTTAAATTTTCTCTCTATTCTTTTGAATCGTTTTTTAATGAACTCTGAATTAGTTTTGATTTTTACTTCTAAAGCCATTATCTAATTAATCTTCTGAATCCATGTAAAGGTTCTCTTTCGTTAGCAACAATAGTGCCAGATGTATCAACATCATACTCAACACCATCTTCTAAAATCATTCTCCATTCAATGTTGTATTGACTCATATAATATTCTGCCATTCTTTCAAATCTATCTTTTTCTGTTTCTGGTCTGAATTTAGTTAATGCTGGTAAAAAGAATCTACCCAAAAATAGATAAACACCAGCACGTTCAAACTGATCTAAATTAACTTTTGTATTAACCAGTTCAGCAGTATTAAGAACTGTGATGTCTGTGAATATGTTTGTTTTATATACTGGCCACCACTCTACT